AGCAAACAGTCATTTGAACTCACAAATGGTTCTCAAGTAAAAGCTGGAACGACATCAGGAGATGCTGGTCGTTCGGAAGCATTATCATTGCTCATTATAGACGAGGCAGCGTTCGTTGACGGCCTCGAAGAGCTTTGGACGGGTCTTTACCCTACTTTGTCAACAGGGGGTCGCTGTATCGCTCTAAGCACCCCTAACGGCGTTGGAAATTGGTTCCACAAAACCTATACCGAATCTGAGACTGAAGTTAATGATTTTCACCCAACAAAACTAATGTGGGATGTTCATCCCGAACGTGATCAAACTTGGTATGAAAAAGAAACAAGAAACATGTCCAAGAGACAAATTGCACAGGAGCTTGAGTGTTCGTTCAACGCTTCCGGTGAAACTGTAATCAATCCAGAAGATTTACAGAGAATCATACAAGATGTTAAAGATCCTGAGTATAGATCGGGCTATGATAGAAACTTTTGGATCTGGGAAAAGTTTGAAGAAGGAGTTCCTTACATCTTATCTGCTGACGTTGCTCGAGGTGATGGAGCAGACTTTTCTTGTTTCCACATAATCAGAGTTGATAACATGACAGTTGTTGCCGAGTATCAAGGCAAACCCGACCTAGACATGTATTCAAAAATACTTTATGACGCCGCGACTGAGTACGGCACATGTCTTCTTGTTGTTGAAAATGTAGGCGTTGGTATCGCTGTTCTAGAGAAGCTAAAAGACATGCAATACAAAAAGCTTTACTATTCCATTAAATCAACTCACGAGTATGTTGAGTCGTACTTGGCCGAACATGACGAAAGAGCAGTGCCTGGTTTTACAACGTCTGTTAAGACGAGACCTTTAATTGTTGCCAAACTAGAGGAGTACGTCAGAAACAAACTAATTACTATGCATTCCTCTAGGGTCTTTCATGAATTGAAAACTTTTGTTTGGATTAATGGTAAGCCACAAGCGATGCGTTCTTATAATGATGATCTGGTAATGTCTTTGGCAATTGCCTGTTGGGTGAGAGACACAGCCCTCTCAGAAAACGAAAGAGACATGGCATATAAGAAGGCAATGTTAGGTGGTGTATTCAAAAGCACAACAACAATGAATACACAAATTAAAGGCCAAAAATTCTACAACGAAACATTTCTAGAAAAACACGAAGAGGAGATAAAGAAAACAAAAGAATTTTTCTGGATTTACAAAGGATAAAATATGGCTCGCAATGATAGAAACCCAAGAAACAATGAAAATGATTTATTTAAAACTCTAACTAGATTGTTCTCTGGTCCGATTACACAAAGAAGAACTCAATCAGGACGGCAACTAAGACGACGCCACTTGGACATGTATGCAAAAAGGTTCAAGTCTGCATCAGGTCAACAATTTAAGAAGACCGAATACAACCCAATGAACATCATGACGCTCAACATGATCTCGAATAGAAATAGAGCGGAGCGTTATGTTGACTTTGACCAAATGGAATTTACACCAGAGATCGCATCTTCTCTTGACATTTATGCAGACGAGATGACAACCCACTCGGCACTAACGCCAATCTTACACATCAAATGTCCAAACGATGAAATTAAGTATGTGCTACACTCTCTCTATTATAACATCATGAACATTGAACATAACTTGTTTGGTTGGGCAAGAACGATGTGCAAATACGGAGACATGTTTTTGTATCTAGATTTAGATGAAACAAAAGGTTTGCAAAACTGCATCGGACTACCAGCTCAAGAAGTTGAGAGACTTGAAGGTGAAGACCCATCAAATCCAAATTACGTTCAATTCCAGTGGAACAATGCTGGATTGACACTTGAGAATTGGCAAATGGCGCACTTTCGTGTTCTCGGAAATGACAAGCATGCCCCTTACGGAACATCCGTTTTAGAGCCTGCTAGACGCATCTGGAGACAACTTACGCTTCTCGAAGATGCAATGATGGCCTATCGTATTACAAGATCACCAGAGCGACGTGTGTTTAAGATAGACGTAGGTGGAATTGCACCTCAAGACGTTGAGCAATACATGCAAAAGGTCATGACTCAAATGAAGCGTCACCAAGTTGTTGATCCAACCACGGGACGCGTAGACTTGCGTTACAATCCCCTGTCGATTGAAGAGGATTACTTCATCCCTATTCGTGGCGGGCAATCATCCACAGACATTACCAATCTTCCCGGTGGTCAATTCACAGCACAGATTGAAGATGTTAAATATCTGCGAGACAAACTATTCTCGGCATTGAAAGTTCCGCAATCTTACCTTTCAATGGGCGAAGGTGGAAATACAGAAGACAAAACAACACTTGCACAAAAAGACATTCGATTTGCAAGAACCATCCAGAGACTACAACGCGTTGTATTGGCGGAGCTTGAAAAGATTGGAATTATTCACCTTTACACTTTAGGTTATCGTGGGGACGATCTTTTAAACTTTAAGCTATCATTAAACAACCCGTCTAAGATAGCAGAGATGCAAGAGCTTGAACACTGGAAAACAAAATTTGACATTGCTGGTGCTGCGACTGAAGGATTCTTCTCTCGTCGTTGGATTGCTGAAAATCTGCTTGGCTTGTCGCAAGATGAATACCTTAGAATGCAAAGAGAAATGCACACTGATAAAAAGTTTATGGCTGCACTTGAAGCAGCAGGTCAAGCCCCTGCTGGTGGTTCGGGTGGTGACTTAGGAGGCGGAGGTGATCTAGGCGGTGGAAGTTCCGGTGGCGGAGATTTAGACCTTGGAGGTGACTCCGGCGGAGATTTAAATCTTGGTGGTGATACTGGAGGCGACACACCTGACGCCAACAAAGATGCTGGTGGAGGTGACAAGAAGGACGCAGATCTACTTGCAGAACCACCTGCAAAGCGAGATGATGACGCAAAACCTCGTGGGCCATACAAAAAACGAAAGATTACATACCGCAAAGGTGGCTTTGCTAAACAGATGAAGAACCAAGCATTTAGCGGTGAGGTTAGAGGCTCCACCTCTAGAACAACGTGGCCTGGTAAGGTTGGTTTCGGGGGAATGGATTCCCTAGTCAGAGGTATCCAAGAAAATGATACCAAAGAAGAAGAGAAACTATTTAACATTGATGCTGAGATCAAAACTCTACTAGAATCACTAAATAAAAAGGATGACACAGATGAAACACAATAAGAAAAGAAATACCGCTTTTCTTTACGAATGTCTGATTCGTGAATTAACAAAAGCAATTTTAAAAGAAGACAAACAAAGACAAACAAAAGTAAAGGGTCTTTTACGTGAATTTTTTACAAAAGGAAAGGTTCTTGCAAATGAGCTTGGTTTGTACAAATCTCTTATTGAGAGCAAACAATTAAATAAACAATTTTCACAAAGACTCATGGTTGAAACAAAAAAAGATTTTGATAATTTAAATCGTACAGAAATTTTTAATGAGCAAACAGCATTGATCAACAAAATCAACAAGGCGTTGGGAAGTAAAACTTTTTCCAACTTTGTGCCAAACTATAAAGATCTTGCGACTATTGGATTGTATTTTCAAAACTCGAACCTTGGAGCAAAGAAAAGAATTATGCTCGAGGACAAAGTGGTAAATTATCTTACCAGATTGGACGAAAACCAGACAGAAATGAAAGCAGTTGGTCAATTAGAATTTAAAATGTTTGTCGAAAGATTTAATGATACATACAAACATTCTTTGTTGACGGAGCAAAAAGATTTACTTAGTAACTTTATAGTATCCTTTTCTGATAATGGATTGGGTCTCAAGTGTTTTTTAAATGAGGAAATCGGAAGATTAAAAGAAGCTGTAAGTGTAGAAATAGAAAAAGACTCTACTATGAAAGATAACTTTTTAAAAGTCAAAGAGAAACTAGATAGTTATGTTAAGAGGCCAATTGATTCAAGTATGGTCGAAGAAGTTTTTTACATTCAAGATCTTTTAGCGGAGGTGAAGAGAAATGGCGATTAACATTTCAATTGTTGGAGACGAAGAAAAAGTTGATCAACCTACAGAAGAGTCCGGTATCAAGATCGAAGTTGTTGCAAAAGATAGAATTGACTTTGGGCTAAATACCAGGTCAGCGATCAATGGTGACATAATGATCTTGGATCATAAAGACATTGACATTGTTCTTAAGCAAAACGGTGGCATGATCATGGCGTTTGCCAAAGAAACAATCTCTGATTTTACCTATGGCGCTGAAGCTAGGCTATTAGAGTTTATGAGAGCAAAAGGTATTCTTGAGTACGACTCTATTCAAGGCGGCAATGTTTATGGTTCGCTTGAAGGCAAGATAATGAAGTCTTCACAATCTGAACCCAATAAGATTGCCCTCAAAGTTATTTCTGAGTGGATGAGTACAGAAGAAGCATACATCAAAGGATCAACCGCCTACGATGACATGAGCGACGACCACCTGCTATCTCCAGACGGAGAATACTCCACAGAACTCGGAGAGGTTCCCGCTGAAGAGAAAAAAGGATCTATCGTACAAAACAACTTGTTTGCACCTTACTTATACGGTCGCTATACATACGAGTGAGGATTTCTTGAATTTATTAAATTTTATTTTAGTCTGCTATGGTATGACGTTCATAATCGTTTATGGAAAAATCTTTGAAGACATAAGACCAAAAAAAGATTACAGCAAAAAATGGAATACCTTGTTCAACTGCCCTTTGTGTATGGGCTTTTGGGTTGGAGTATTTGTTTCGTGTCTTTCTCCGTATACTGAACTAATTAACTATGAACGTTCATTCGTGAATGTTTTTTTGCTTGGCTGTTTATCGGCTGGGACATCATATTTAATTTCGGTCTTGGTCGATGATTTTGGACTAAGGCTATCGTCGAGATCAGGAGGTGAGCATGTCGATGATTAAGCGCTGGGTATTACAGCCCGTGAGACGCTGTTGCAGCGGATCCTGAAACGGGCGGGTAGCGCCCGCCCATTATTTTACTGGAGAGAAGAATGTCTAAACAATTATTAAGAGAATTTCATGCTTTATGTCCGGACGGACGTTGTCTTGATCTCTTAACGGAAGCAGAAAAAAACGAAGTTGTCCAAGAAGGTGTCATCTATCTAACTGGTCGTATTCAAACGGCAGACACAAAAAACGGAAATGGTAGAAAATACCCAATGAAAGTTTTAAAAAGAGAGATAGACAATTACATGATTATTGTAAAGGATAATCGTGCCTGCGGTGAATTAGACCACCCAGATGACTCTGTTGTAAATCTTAAAAATGTTTCTCACATGGTTACAAACTGTTGGTGGGAAGGTAAAGATGTCATGGGTAAGATCAAGGTACTTGATACTCCAAGCGGAAGAATTTTAAAAGACCTGATTAATGCAGGTGTCAAGCTTGGTATTTCTTCTCGAGGACTTGGATCGGTCAGGGAACAATTGGGCGAAACGATTGTCGAAGATGATTTCCAACTTATTTGTTTTGACATAGTATCGGAACCATCGACCCCCAATGCTTATGTCTTTCCAAAAGATGACAAGAAGACGGCAATCAAGTTTTCTACAAAGTTAAGAGAACAAAGAGAAAGCAACATAGATGGACTATTTAAAAAGATTCTTGGAGATTAAATGAATAAAGAAGGTTTAAAGAAGGCACTCAAGCCAATTATTAAAGAATGTATTGAGGAAGCTTTAATTGAAAGCAACTTTCTCGAAAACATAATTAAAGAAGCTTTGCAACCATCTAATACAATTGTTGAACAAACCAATAAATATGTTGCTCCTTCATTTGATAACGAAAGAAAACAAAGAGAGATGCAAGAAAATAGAAAAAGAATGCTAGATGCAATTGGCAAAGACGCTTATAATGGCGTTAATCTTTTTGAAGGAACGCAACCTCTCTCGAATAGAGAAGCCAGCAGAAGTTCAGGAGCAACCCCGCATGGGGCAAGACCATTGGATGGTATAGCTCCAAATGACCCGGGTGTAAACTTGGCGGCATTAGGAATTAATACTGGTGTTTGGAAAAAGCTAGCGGGTAAGTAATGGCAACTAATCATGTGGCAAGGCCTCGTAAAAATGAGAGCCCAGAAAGATTTATTAAAAGATTTATCAAAAAATGCAAGAAAGATGGAATCATTGACGAAGTCAAAGACCGAAAAAAGTTTACCAAAAAATCTGTAAAGAGAAGATTGTCTAAGAAAAAAGCAATTGCTCGCCATAAGAAAAAATTGCGTAAACAGAACTAGTTATAGGGAGTTAGGAGTTTTATTATGTCAGTACACAAATATACATCAGGCGGCAGAACAAGAAATGTTATAAACATTGCCGATCCCGGTGGGACCACTGCAGCCTATTCTGAAAAGACCGCAGCAATCACCGCACCAACATCCACATCAGATGGTTTTAAAAATTTTCATTCACAAAAGAATTTACACATTGTTGTAGACAATAATGGCCTAGTAGATGCAGGGGCCTCAAACATTACGGTGACCGTGACTGTTTATGGTTACAATTCTTCTCTTGGGGGGCACTGGGCTCCGTTAACAATTCCTATTTCACAAGGAAATGGAGATGCCCTAGTATACAAAAACGTTGAGCTTCCAGCAGTAGATAAAAATGGTACATTTAGAGCAGTCATTCCGATTGAAGGCGTCGAAAGAATAGCCGTTGCCGCCGCACTTAGTGCAACAAGAGCCGCTGGTGATTACAGTATCTTTCTCGGCGTAAACACTATCTAATCGGGGGATAAATGGCTGAATTTGGCTGGGCATTTGTAAAAGGAAATCTCCTTTCAGGTTCAGCGCCTCCTTCTGGCGCTGTTCAGTTTAACGATGGCAACAGTAAGTTGGCAGCATCGGAAGATTTAGTTTTTGTAGCAGGTTCGACGTCTCAATTAAATCTAACTGGGACGTTAAATGTTTCCGGTACAATAAACGCCAATCAATATAATGTCAATGTCACCAATCAAAATGTAACAAACCTTACAGCCACTGGGTCAACAAAATTTGGAAACTCAGCAGACGACATACATCAATACACCGGATCAATAAATGTCTTAGGTGGGATTTCTTCATCTGCTAATGTATCTGCTTCTGCTTTTTTTGGAGATGGATCAAATTTATCCGGAATAACAACCAGTCCAGCAGGTTCTGACAAACAAATACAATTCAATAATTCAAATAACTTTGGAGCCTCTAGTAATTTAGTTTTTGATAACAATAAGCTTGGAGTTGGTACCGCTTCCCCAGATGCTGTTCTTGATGTGAAAGGGGATGGTACCGCTGGTAATGAAATAATCAGAATTAGCCTAGACGGCGATAGAGATTGGAGTTTTGCACAAGAAGGAAGCGGGCCCGGAACCGGATTGAGACTACGATCCACAGCGGCAAAAGACTTTCACATAGATGCGACATCAACTATCTTCAGAAAACACGATGGGTCTGGGGAGATTATGAGGATCGAACCAACAAATGAAAAAGTTGGCATCGGCACTGCTGCACCTACACATAAGTTAACAGTTGCCGGTGACATTTCAGCATCAATTAATGTATCAGCATCCGCTTTTTACGGGGATGGATCAAACTTGACTAATCTTGCTGGTGGATCAAACAATCAAATTCAATTCAATAACTCCGGAGAACTTGGTGGGTCTTCTGGTCTTACTTACAATGGGGCTAAACTAGACGTGACAGGAGAAATATCAGCATCATTGGCTGTTAGCGCCTCAGCATTTCACGGAGATGGATCAAACCTTAGTGGAATTGCAACGACCCTCGACCAAGTTACAAACAACGGAAACACAACGACCAATGCGGTGACAGCATCAGCTTTGAACCTAACGGGTCTCGCTGCCGGTACTGCTGCGAATACAAAGTTTTTAGCTTTGGACGCTAGCAACAATGTTGTTTTAACATCCTCTTCCGGAGGAGGCTCTGGAGCAACGATTGGAAACGCTGAGGACGGCTCTTATACTGATGGTTTATTTTCAGACTTCTTGTCTTCAACTCCAATTGGTACAGCCATAGACAAATTTAATGAGATCCTGAAGATTATTGTCCCAGGTCCAGCGCCGGCAGTTGACAGAATCAACTATACAAATACAAACGGAATCGATACTAAGCTTTCTTTCGAAACTCAACCACAAGCCCCTAGTGGCTATACTGATGTTGGGTCGACTGGTTCTTTTACATCACCTCCCGGCATTAACGATCAATACACTGTGGCAACTTCCGGAGAGGATTTTAGACTAGGTGTCTACAATGGAACACAAGAAATAACAGGAGTCGTGAATTTCCACGTTTCGCAAGAATTGAAATCATCACAAATAAATTATTCTCATGATGCTTTTGGAAATGCAGAAAGTGGGTCTCTCAAATTGATTTTAAACGGCGCTGTACTGCACACTCTGAACTTGACTGCTTCTGGGGCCGGTAATCCAAACACGGGCTCTGCTGTATTCACTGGATCAAATGGGTCCGGTTTCTTTGATGTGTCTGTAACTGCTTCTGCGAAAGATCAGAACGGGTCTTTATACAACATCTTCCAACATAGAACATCAAAGTACGTCATAGACCCCCAAGATCAAAGAAAGGGTTGGAATCATGCCGAGATTAAACATGTCTATGGTGCTACAACCTATCAAACAAATTTTGTTCAATGGTTCAACGACACAGATGCATCTTCAAATGCAATGTCAGTCAGTAATCCTCGCGTATCATTCACAGGACAAGGATCAAAATATCTTTCTGGTGTGCAATACTTTAGATCGGCCTCTTTGACTTATAGGTCCGATGTTTTAAATGCATACAAATTTACTTATCCGACAGGAAACGTCCTTACTTTTAACGTAGGCAGTAACTTAACGGCAATCGGCGCAGGTGCACTCGATGCCACTAATGGCACAGACTTGTTTAACAAAGTTTTACAATTAACTAAGTCAACCTCAACAACTGATGATACAATGTTGAATGACTCCACTACAATTTCCCTTAACTTAACTCATCCTTTAAAAACAAATTTAACATCAACTGGATCTGTTACCACAAATCAAATCTTGATTTATAACATCGACACAGCCAACGATAATCTGAATGAACACTTTGACGTAGAAAACTTTAGAATTACCTCAGCAGCGTACGAGAACCAAACTAATGTAACAGCAGCAGCGGCAACATGGAATTCACAACACCACATGACTGCATCAGGCGCCAGCGGTCATGAAGATGGACTACTGTATTACAACGGCCGGCTCTACTCTCCGAAACAAGGTACTAACGCTGGGAACTTTGCAGCTTTAACAAACGGTCCTTTAGAGAATCCAAACTACTCAACTATATCTGGGACGCGAAGATACTTTAGAAAAGTTCAAAATACATCTGGAGCTCCAGTTCGAGACCTAAAAATTACAACCTCTAAACAAACTAGATTCAATTCTAGTACGCTTTCATCTAATAACGCCAAAGTTACAATTAAAATCCCGGGTTCCACTGGGTGGATGGACATTTCAAGCACATTTAATTACGGACAAACCAGTGATGACCATGGAGCTTTAATAAATGGTGCTTCAGACAATTCAAATACATCAGCAACCTCAACAGGAAATGGAGTACACTGTATCACTTTTGGGACCGAATCTGTAGCAGCCAACGATTATGTTGTTATAAAAATAGAGGCTGATGCAGCGTGGACAGGTTTCGTAAATACTTTGCAATTTCAACTAGGTGCATCTGATGTGTCAGCTCCTGTTGAATCTCCTGCACTTGATGACATCGATTTAGATGATGGCGCTGGTGAAACTGCTAAGCTTTCATTTGGCACAGGTAACGCCGTAGGAGGTTATACTAATGTAGCCGGCGGTGTTGGGTCAATGGGTGCCGTAAATTCAAATGGTGTATACACTGACAACGGAGATACGAATAGGGGTGTATTCAAAGTTGCTGAAGTCATGGGCGGTACTTTAAATGAAGATGTTGCAGCAAGTGGAAACAACTTTACTGCTAACTCATTTAAAAATGCATTTACTGGGTCACTGCTTTTGATTGTGAACGATTCTACTGCTAGTACACTTAGTTTGGCTAATTTAAACGAGAACAACAATTTGTCTTCAAATACTGGATTTAGTGTTGGAGCTGTTGGGTTTTCCACAACAACGGACAACATTCCAGATCATACAAAGCCATATAGAACCGGAACCTATAGTATAGGCACATCTCTACAGAGATCTGGATGGAACTATGCAAGGGTTATACACAGGATTGGAGCATCCGATACACAAACAAATTACGTTCAATGGGTTGTCGATCCCTCTGGGAATGTTGACAACACAGCAGTGTCTGCTCCAACGATATCAAACTTTAATCACCCAACGACTTACCATCAATCGGGAATTGGATACTTTGCTTCAAATCCATCCGGAACTTTTGACTTTATAGGGTCAAACTTTTATAACAACGTTTATCAAAACGGATCAGCAATTTCTTTTCCAACAACAACAAATTGCTCAGTGTCAAACATCAGAGTTATAGGTTCTGGTATTACAACATTTGACTCTGCAGTTTCGTCTTGCGACATGCCGGCACTAAACAACGCGGCCGATTGTGAAACTACCATCATTGAAGTAACAGGTTCAATGTTATATAACGGTGGAACTTCAATAAGCGGAGCATTTTTCTCAACACCCAACAATGTAACTGTAGCCGGCAGGATTTTGCATCCTCACAAGTCTGACAAGACCACGAACTCTGCTAGCAAAAATGCATTCATGAGATATTCTGGATCAATTGGCAGTACAACATTGTCAAGCGCTGAGTATTTTGGTCTCGAGACACACAGGATTGTGTCTGGTAACTATCCTAACCAAACTGATTTGCTTGATACCGGGAACAAATGGAATTCTCAAACAGAAATAGACAACGGAGGTTCTCATGACGATGGCATGGTTACAGCCAATGGATACTTAATCTCTCCGTTTAAAATTGGAAATGCTGGAGATACAAGAAGGGTGGCTGAGGGAGGCTCTCTACAAGCACCGGCAGGAAATCCAGACTACTCAACGCTAACCAACAACATCCGAACATTTTACAGACTTTTCAGGTACACCGGCGGGTCTTCAACGCCAAACATAACCTTAACTATTCGCGGGGATGCCACTCTAAGAGGCATGGATGCTACTTATCCTGCTTACTACGAGGCACTAACTGCTTCTGGTGGAGCCAACAAAAATGTTAATGTTGAACTGAGAGTATCTACAGATTCCTCAGCAGATCCAGACCAATCAACAACTTGGCTAGACTGTGGGAAGATAATCATACCATCAGAAAACAAGCAGTCATTGGTAGGTGCTGGTGTGAGATCAGGGGCTGCAACAGGCGAAGACGTTACAATAGATAGTAATGGACTCGCACTAACTTTGGACCTTGGAACATCTAGATTAATTCCAAACCAATACTATGTAATAAAAATCTCAGCCCACAAGAACTGGACTGGTTACATTTCTAGAATTGAGGTTGCATACGGATAATGGCTAAGACTAATGTTACATCAACCAATTTTTCTGCAAAGAAACTTCTAGGTAAGGCTCAAACTAGACCCTCTCTTACGGAGGCTCAAGAGGCATTCCCATCAAATGTTTCGGTACCGGGTGGTGGAGTTTTTGCTGAGTCACTTCCTAGAGAACCAGGCACCGCTTATTTCACTCAATACTCTGCATCTGATGGATCACCTGCAACAGTTGAGAGAGTTTATTTTGACTTAGTAGCGATTGGAGATGGTAACTATGATGCTGATGCGGCATCTGAAGATGGTGGAGATTCAACTCAGGGACAGACTGATCACGCATACTATTTAAAACTCCCAGCAAATTACGAAACGACATCTTCTAATCCGAACAAAGGATCTGGTAATTTTACAAACGGAGCAAAACTTTATGCCTCTAGAGGTAGACTCCAAGTAGTCCCACCATTTGTTACTGACGCAGGGCTACCGGGAGTTGGAGGCAGCAATAGATACTTCATTGAACTGTATACTGGAGATCCTACAAATCCATCAAATCTTATTTCCTCAACAGACCCAATGGATTGGCAATTTGACTTTTATTCTGGGATTCTTTTTATTCAAGACAGCGCTTCTGTTGCACCAGTTACAGCTTCTGCTTACTTGTACACAGGAAAGTATCTAGATGAAAAACTAACAAGTATTGAGGCCTCCTCTGGTAACAACATTGTAGTAAAAGATGAAGGTTCAAACATAACAACCGCTGCTTCATCTTTTAATTTTGTTGGAGCATCCGTTGTTGCATCCAATAGTGGAAACGATGTAACGGTTACTCTATCGTCTGCTGTTTTTTCTAGGACACCAGTAGACTCAACAGTTACAGCATCGGTCAGCGATGTTATTTTGGCTGTTTCCGGTACCGCTGCAATTGACATTAGATTACCATCCGCTGCCAATTATACTTCCGGTCAAAACTTCATAGTGAAAGATGAGAGTGGAGCCGCCGATTTAAAAAATATAACAATTCGTCCCATAAGTGGGCAAACGATAGATGGCGCCAACTCAATAGTTCTCGAGTCTCCTTTCGCTGCTGTGAACATTTATTCAAATGGTAGCAATAAATTCTTCGTATACTAATCTTTCTGGCTAAGTTATAAACTATTTAGTGTTGATTGGGAGGTCGGATACTCTCGGTCTTTTTTTGCTATAATTAATTTAATTATTTTGGAGGATAATAATATGGCTTATAAATTTCAATTTGGTGAAGCTAGACTTAGCGGATCCATTACGCAAACCAATGGGACAATTACTGCCCTAGGTTTAGACAACTCTAACGCCAATGCTACAAACTTTGGTGATATTGATGCAGACTCTATTTCAGTTGCAGATGCGGCTGTTGGTTTAGACATTGACGGCTCTGGCGCAAATACTGGATTATTTACAATTAAAATGGGTCACAACCTTGCTTCTGGTCTTGACATCAAATCTGGCTCTGCTTCTTACCTTAAGTTTCAAACGACAAACGGTGCTGAGAATGAGATGATGATTGCTGGTAAATCACTTAAAATGGACGGAGAGAGCCTCCTAGGATTGGGTGGTTTTGGTAGCTCCATCGGTGCAGTTGACTCTGGAGAATCACTTCAAATCGATGCATCTACAAGAATCAGACTAATGCAAAATTCATCAACAAAGGCGATCGTAGATGCCAACGGTCTTCAAGTTACTGGTGTGGTTTCTGGATCTGGTAATTTAGAAATCGGTGGTGAAATCACTGGTTCTAGTATCAATCTTGGCACGGCTGCTGGTATTGCTGGTGATGGTATAGAAAATGATGGAGGCAAACTCCGCGTACATCTTAACGGAACTACTGGTATCTCTCGTGCTGCTGGTGGTATTTCTCTATCTGCCGTACCAGATTCATCTCTTGCACAAATTTCTACCGCTGGAAAGGTTGCTCTTTCTGCTCTTGAGATTGATGGTGGTACTGACGTTGGCGCCGCACTTGCTGACGCTGATTTGATAATCGTTGATGATAATGCCGCTGGTGTGAACAGAAAAGCAACATTGTCAAGATTAAGAACCTACATGCAAGACAACCTTACTCTCACTGACGTTGACGTCAATAAGACTAACTTGGCTGCAAGATTGGCTCAATACGATGGAACTGAGACTTTGAACATTGGTGACGCAGACAATGATACATCAGTTGTTATTCGTGGTAACTTAACTGTTAATGGTTCAACCACTACAGTTAATTCAACCACAATTGAAATCACTAGCTCTTTGAGATTTGAAGGGCCTGCTGATGATCATGAAACGACTTTGACTGTTGGAACTCCTATCCAAGACATTTCAATCGTCATGCCTGAATTCTCATCTTCTTTGGGAGCTCACGGTGTGAAGATGGCGGTTCTTGCAACTGGTTCTACAGCTGCTGAATATCTTGCTGCTTCTAAAGTGACTGCTGCTGAATTTGCTCTTCTTGATGGTGCAACTTCTGCTACTTCAACAACAGTTGCTGATGGCGATAGAGTAGTCTTTAATGATAACGGCACAATGAAACAAGTTACAGTTCAAGACTTAGCTGCTTATTTTGACGATGAAATCACAAACATGAGTGGATTGGTAGAGGCTGGTGCTCTTAATGCTGGTTCTATCACTTCTGGTTTTGGAGCTATTGACAATGGAGCAAGCGGTATCACCACTGGTGGTATTCTTAAGCTTGATGTTGATGGTACTGCGATCAATGCGGCTGGTGCTCTTACAATGGGTGCTGGTAATGACGCTGCTATGTATTTTGATGGAGCCAACCTTGTTCTAGATACTGCTTCTGGTGCGAAGATCGCATTTGAAGTTGCTGGAACAGCTGTTGCTAACATCGATGCTGACGGTATAAGTCTTGAGGCTGGAGATGCCTATCAGATTAACAACACATCTGTACTTAACGCTACTACTCTTGGTGGTGCTGTTGTCAACTCTTCATTGACTTCTGTTGGTGCTCTTGGTGCTGGATCTATTGCATCTGGTTTCACTAAGATCAATGTTGCTAATATGATTGACGTTGCTTCGATTGATATCGATGGTGCTACTGACATCGGCGAAGCTCTTGTTGATGCTGATCTTTTGATCGTTGATAATGGTGCCGATGGTACTAACCGTAAGGTTGCAATGTCTCGTATTGCTACTTATGTTGGAGGTTCTTCTAGATTGTTACCAGGTGGTGGGACCATTATCACTTCTGCTACGCACACTGTAGACACTGAGCTTACTTTGGTTAACACAACGGGTAACGTTGTTACTTTAACAATGCCAGACATTACTGATGCTCTACTTGGGAAAGTCTTTGTAATTAAAGACATGGGTAATAATGCTCAAGGGAATAACATTGTAATCAATGATTCCGCTAGTGGTCATTTGATTGATGGCGCTGCATCGGTTAAGATTGAATCTAATCGAGGTGCTATCAACCTTGTTGCATGTAAAAATGGTGGAACATTCTTTTACTCAATCTTCTAATTTATTGGATTATTGGTTCAAGATTTTTCTTGGAAGGGTTGGGCGAAAGTCCAACCCTTTTTCTATTTAATACAAACACGAGGATTAACTATGTCATACAAATTTTCAAAAGGATCTCAAGTAATCGGAGACCTAAGAGCAGCAGATGATACTCAGAGAGATACATTAATAGATTTTGGAGAAGATTACATTGGCTTTGAAACCAGCGGCTCAGTAAGGATGGTTATATCTGGGTCTTCTGGTAGTGTTGGCATAGGAACTACCACACCAGACTACACTCTAGATGTGGCTGGTGACATTGGAGTTAATCAATATATCTATCACAACGGGGATGGCAATACATGGATAAACTTTAGTGACAATCGAATAAGACTTAATGCTGGTGGTAACAATTTCATAGATTGTCAAGACAATCCCAGTGCTCCTCACAAAGTTAGAATTAACAATGGTGGTAATAATATTGACTTTGTCATCAAAGATAAGGACGGCAATGTGTACTTCACGGCTGACGCCTCCACTAGTAAGGTGGGTATTGGCACGGATACACCCTCTCACAAACTAGACATCGATGGCGACATCCGCATCAGAGGAAACGACATCCGAGATAACTCTGGTAATCCTGCCATTACTTTTGATGGATCGACAAACACATCTTTCGCCGGATCTGTTACTTCCACTACACTAGGTTTTACTGGCTCACTAAACGGTACCGCCTCGGCTGCTGTCAAAGATCAAATAGGCGAGACAATTGTTGGAGGCGTATATGAAATTGACCAAGGTATATTTCAAAATCCTCACTCGTCTTTCAATCCAATTTATTTCCCCAGTGACGACTCTTTTACAGAAAGAGTTGGGCCATCATCGGTCAACTTTTTTATAGCTCCTTTCAATGGAGAGCTAATACAAATACAGCTTCGATCAACAGGCTCATTTATTGGCAAACAATTAACAGCTTCTTTGCACGTTGGGGTAGATGGGAACAACGCTTACAGTTCAACACCGGCAACATCGCTAGTATTAAATGGACAAGGTATTAATACAACTTATACTTTTGATTTTACAAGTGCCGCAAATACTACATTTTCAGCAGGAAACATTTACGGATTTTCTTTGGGAATAGGTGGCGGATTTGATGGAGATGAAACTTTTCGTTTTACAACTGTTGTTAAGTTCAACCCTTATGCGTAACCTTGAATCCTTAAATCATCGCCGTTTATTAAAATCAAGACTATTTAATTGAGAAAATACTTTTAGGAGATCAATCTATGTCTAACATGTTAGAACAAGCAATTGCTGATGCTGCAGCGTTGAGAGAGCAAGCAATCAAGAATGCTGAACAATCTGTTCTTGATAAATACTCAAAGCAAATCAAAGAAGCGGTTGATCAAATGCTTGAAACAGATAATCCGATGGCAAAAGTTGATGAAGTTATTAGCGAAGCTGAGCAAGAACTTAACGAAGATGCTGAAGCTCCAATAGCTGGCATGGGTGGTACAGAGCAAGGGGTAACAATTGAAGCTCCTCCTGCATGGGACTCTCGCTATGACGACATGATGACAACGTTCTCCGCTCTTGTCGACAACTTACCTGAAGATAATAGTGGAATGATTGAATTAGATCTTGGTGATTTTGAAATGACCGACGAAGAGAGAGAAGCACTTGGTCAAGAAGGCGGACCTGAAGAAGCCTCTGCGACTCCTGAGGCTGCCCCTGAAGCTGCTCCTGAAGCTCCGGCAGGTGATGACACCTCTGGTGGCGGAGAAAGCCTTGACGACATGCTAGCGGCTCTTCAAGAGAGTGTTAATCGCGATCGAGAAGAAGAGGAATTACAAGAAGTCCTTGATATGCTTGACGAAGCAATGATCGGAGATCATACAGAAGTTGACTTTGACCCAAAGAGAAACGAAATGGGCCACCACCTAACACCTGAAAGCAGAAGAAAATACAATCAAGACATGGCAGAACTTCTATACGAAGAAGATTCAGAAGAAGAATCAGAAGAAGAAAACATAGAGGAAGTCATGGGACAAACAAACGAATTACATGAGACAATCGAGACTCTCACAAATCAAAACAACCAACTGGTTGATGTACTAGCAAAGCTTGAAGTACACCTTGAAGAGTCACTATTGTCCAACGCAAAACTTTTATATCAAAACCGCACTCTAAGCGATGCCTCCCTGAATGAGCGACAAAAATCTAAAATTGTCGAAGCCATCTCGAACGCGGAGTCTCCGAAGGAAGCTAAAAATCTTCATGAGACACTCAGAGCTACAGTGGGATCGACGCCTAATAGCAAAAATGGTCCACAATCACTTAGCGAGTCAGTCAACAGAAGATCGAACTTAAGTTCTATGCTGAATTCAAGACAAAACATTAACGAAAGCAAGCAGAGCGTCGACCCCTTTAAGGAAAAGATGCAAAAGCTTGCAGGCATTAAATAATAATTTTAGGAGAAATAAAATGTCTATTATTGAAACTTTGACAGAAGGCATCGTCAATCGCAACTTGCAACAAGAAGGCGACGCTCTTTTGAACAAGTGGACCGCAACTGGTCTTCTTGAGGGACTCGATGAGTCCAAAAAATCTACTATGGCCGTTCTTCTCGAGAACCAAGCTAAGTCATTGTTGAAGGAATCTTCATCTATGTCTGCTGGTGACGTTGAAGGTTTTGCTGCTGTAGCTTTCCCAATCGTTCGTCGTGTATTCGCCGGATTGATTGCTAACGATCTTGTAAGCGTTCAGCCGATGTCATTGCCATCTGGTCTGATCTTCTTCCTTGACTTTGTATATTCACCCAGTCTTGGCACTGGTTCAGATGCATTAAATGATCGTTTAGGAAATCGAACTGATACTTCAATCTATGGTACCGATAAAGTTGGTGCTGAAATCATCAGTGGTGTTAATCTTCTAGATACCAACAAAGGGGACCTCAGTGGACCTGGTCGTGGTGGTATGACTGGTTACGCCTTTGCTTCACCAACAGGATCAAATGGAACCATTACTCCAGCAGCAGACACCATCGTTATTAATTCAGTAATCGATCTTTCAAGCACTCTTACTGATGCGCAGAAAAAATTGTTGAATTATGACCCAGACCTCTTGGGTTTGAGCTCCGGTGCTGTTATTGTTGTTGACGTCGCTGAAGATCAATTTCCAAATCTGGACTTTGAAAACATGTCAGCTTTTTCGATTCTCGATCTTGCGCAACAAGCTGATACTACTGGATTTATGGCCGACATTGCTGCTCACTCTAGTATATCTAACACCAACACCGCTGCTGAGGCGCAACAAGTTCGTCGTTTGACCAAGCGTGTTAGTTCTAATAGCTTGGGTGCTCCACATCAATCAGCTTTGACTTCACAAGAAGCAGCTGTTCGATTCTTTATCGTAGGAAACCAATCAGAAGTTAGCTCTGCTCCTGGGACACACACTAGTATTGCATCGATCCCAGCAAACTCTTTTCAGTATCCTTTGAGAGATAACATTCCTGCTGGTGGTTCTGTTGGTTCTGTTCAAAGTACAGCAACGAACTATGCTTTGGAAGGAAACACAAACATTCCAGAAATCGACATCAAGGTAGATTCAACAGCCATCACAGCTCAAACCAAAAAGTTGAAAGCAAAGTGGACTCCTGAATTAGGACAAGACTTGAACGCTTATCACAACATTGATGCTGAGGTTGAGTTGACTTCTATCTTGTCTGAGCAAATTGCTCTTGAAATCGATCGTGAGATCCTTGCTGACCTTGTAAATGGCGCAACTGCTGCTACTTACTACTGGTCTCGCTCTCCTGGTTTGTTCGTGAACAGAGAAACTGGTGCTGAAATTGGTGCTTCTTCTGCTGCTCCTGACTTTACCGGAACAGTTTCTGAATGGTATGAGACTTTGATTGAAACTGTCAATGATGTTTCTGCTCAAATCCACAGAAAGACTTTGCGTGGTGGCGCTACTCACGTTGTTTGCTCTCCTGAAGTTGCTAACATCCTTGAGTTTACCGCTGGTTTCCGTGCAAACGTTACTGCTGACGCTGACCGTGGCGACATTGGCGCTACAAAGGTTGGTTCTTTGAATCGTAAGTTTGACGTTATCGTTGATCCTTACTTCCCACGTAACGTTCTTTTGGTTGCTCGTATTGGTTCTTCATTCTTGGAGTCTGGATACGTGTATGCACCATACGTGCCACTGCAAACTACACCAACGATCTTCGGTACAGAAGACTTCGTACCTAGAAAGGGTGTCATGACTCGCTATGCGAAGAAAATGGTTCGTCCTGATATGTACGGTTTGGTTATCTGCCGTGATCTTCTTGGTGGAGAATACTCTGCTACCTAATCTCTGATTAGTTGAAGGCAATCAACCCTGTCACTTCGGTGATGGGGTTTTTTGTTTTATTTGAGACTACTTATTAGGAACTTGAACATATCCTCCTTGGGCGAGGCCACTGCCCTTGAAGAGTCCAATACCGAAGTGGCTGGTATGGAACTCGAAGATTTGAACAAGTTATTGCAATAACATAATTTAAGGAGAAATTATTATGGGAAATAGAAGATTTAGTCGCAAGAGACTCTTTGAAGTC